CCGTTATAGAGGGAGCAGGTGATGGCTTAAACATACTAACGATGATAGTAGCTATTGTATTGATAGTCGTGGGGGCGATGATAACAGTTGGCACACTCGGAGGGGGCGCTCCCTTGGGGTATGCAATGATTATGGCGGGACTTGGGCTGTTCGCGGCTGGACTGGCAAACCTACTTTCAAAGCCTCCTAAGCCCGGTGAGGTTGACCAGAGCATAGGCTCTTATATGTTTAATGGCCCTCAAAACACTGCCGAAGAAGGTAACCCTATTCCTGTCGGGTATGGAAGGCTTTTAGCAGGGAGCCAGATCGTTGCGGCAAGCTACGACGTAGACTATCTCTCGGCGGACCCGGCTGACAAACCAACTTACACAAGCTAACATGATAGAAGACAAGTCAGGAATATTCTTAGCTGGTGCTCATAAAAAAGCAAGGACGCCAAAGATTGCTCCCGAAGGCATCAAGTTCATCCTCGGCGGCGATAAAAAAGCTATATCAAGAACTCAAATTCAAGTTCTTGACTTGGTATCAGAGGGAGAGTTGCACGGGCTAGTTTCTGGCCAGTTTTATTATTCAGGACAGTCTGGAGACATAGGCTATGTCTCTGGAAGATTCAGACCATATGACGCTTTCGAGGCGAAGTCTTCTGCTGCTGGAGAATCAATAGACGTAGCTAGCTCTGATAATGTTAGATGGCTAAGGTCTGTATACTGGAACGACGTGCCATTGGTAGATAACTCTGAGCAACTAAATTACGCTAATATTGACATGGCAATGGTTCTAGGGTCTGCTGATGGCCTACAGGACGACGATGACACATCCTTTAGTAGAGACGTAACAAGGAGCGCGACTAAAACCAGAATAATAAACGAAAGGCTAAGAGGGCCAAACTTCGATTATTCTAATTTAAGAAATGGTCATTCTGAGCCTTCTGAAACTTTTGAACAATTATATAACCCTAAGTCTCCAGATAGCGACGGACACAGAAGAGCTATCATTAACCAAAGAAAATATAGGGTACTAAACAAAAACTGCGCTGCAATACAGGTTAATATAAGAATAGCCTCCCTACAATATAGAGAAATGCAAAATGCAAAATATATGGGAGACGCAAAAGACTCTACCATCAGGTACATGATCCAAGCAAAGCCAATATTTACCGTTTTTTCTGAAATGCCTGAGTCTGTAAGAGAGACTTTTAACAGAGAAGTACCTGTAAGTTGCACAGGTCGAGTTACTAAAGGGTTTGTAAAATCAACTCAGATCAATCTACCGAATTTATCAGAAAGAGAAGATTTTCTTGGATGGGAAATAATAATTATAAGAAAGACTTTTGACTCCTTAGACTCTAGATTTGAAAATACTTCTCTTGTCGATAGTTTAACAGAGATATATAAAAGCTCTTTTACTTACCCTCATTCGGCAATAGTAAGCTCTAAGTTTTCCGCGGAGTTTTTCTCCCAAATCCCTAGTAGGAAATTTGACATAATGATGAAAAAGGTCAAAATTCCTAGTAACTATAACCCACTCTTAAGAAACTATGGTCAAATCAGCGGAGGAGCTAGATACCAAGGCTCTACTGGCTTAAGCCAAAACAATTCTGGCCCACTGACCCCCCAATATGCCTTTCATAGAAATGCAGCAGGAGCTGTATCAGCGGGAACAGAGATAGGGACTTGGGACGGAGACCAAGACGCAATTGTAGACTTAAGTGTTGAATCTAGCGCAAATGCCCCAGATACTACAAGCGACTACTCCCAATCTGTATCACAAGTGGTGTTGAATATAAGCGGTTTAAGCCAAGAAGAACTTGGTGATTATACTGTAAACGGAACTACTGACGTATGGGATGGAACCTTTAAAGAATTTGATCAATGGACAGATAATCCAGCTTGGGTTTTTTACGACCTGCTAATTAATAAAAGATATGGACTAGGAGACTATGTAGACGAAGACGACATAGACAAATGGACTCTATATAAGATAGGTCAATATTGCGACCAGTTAGTCCCAGACGGAGAAGGAGGGCTAGAGCCAAGGTTCTCAGCAAATATAATCTTAAACACAAGAGAAGAGTCCTTCAAAGTCATTAATAACATGGCTAGTATATTTAGAGGTATAGCCTATTACGGACAAGGGAGCATTTTCGCTGTACAAGACTCCCTGAAAGACCCCATAATGACATTCACTAATAGTAATGTCGTTAATGGAGTTTTTAATTATCAGTCCAGCAATAAAAAAGCAAGACATAACATAGCTATAGTAAAATACCTTGACAAAAATGAATTTTATAGGCCCGCTGTAGAATACGTAAAAGATATAGAAGGTATAAAAAAATATGGAGAACGAGAAGTAGAGGTTACCGCTTACGGAGCAACAAGTAAAACTCAAGCTATGAGGTGGGGAAGATGGACTCTTTTAACAGAGAACATGCAGACAGAAACAGTCGGTTTTAACGCTGGGCTAGAAGGGTTCTACTTAAGACCCGGGGACGTGTTTAGGGTTAGCGACTCAAACAGGTCGGAGTACAAATTCGGAGGAAGACTTTCTGGCGTAAGAATAAATGACAACAAAGGGGCGGTCATAACACTAGATAGGCATATATCTTTCGAGGGAATGAAAGATGCGGAAGACAGGGACTTAGGCTCTGGAGTTCTTTCTTTAATGGTTCCAACTTACCATTATGACCCTGTAACTACTACAATTGGAGATAGTCGAGACATAGATGATATAAGAAGGTCTCAAGTACTAGAATATACTTTTTGGACAGGACATTCTTTAACGAATCACACTGATGCCCATGGTTATATTTCTCGCATGTCTGGCCCATCTGGGGAATTTAGGAATGGCTTGATTGAAATTACATTAACGGGAACTAAATACGAAGCTGATTATATAAATACAAGCAATTATGACTTAGGTATAAATGCCTCCGAAATGGGAACAATCCCTTTAACTTATACTATACATGACCCTGTCGGCTCAAATCCAGAACCTCAACTTTATTCAGCCTTAAGTATTAGAGAGGCAGAAGGCGGACAAACAGAGGTAATGGGACTACAGTACGAAACCGGAAAATTTGCAGAAGTAGAAACAGACTTCGAATCTCAAATGCCTGAATCGCCGTTCCACTCTAAGCTTCCACCCCAGAAGCCAGATGAAGTTAGAGTTAATTTCGCTAATGGCCAATTAATATATTCAGCTAAAGTAAAACAAAAGACAGAAAAGGACGATCTAGGAAGAGAAGTGACTTATGATGACCCAGATCATAACACTTCTATGATTTTTGTTTACTACCATTTCGAAGCGGCAACAAAAGTAGTACTTACAGAAAACTTCTTTATAGATGTCGAACGGAACAAATTGGGCTCCCCCAACACCCCAAAAAATGATAACTATGCCACTTACTTGATTCAGCCTATGTCTGCTAGAAACTCGTTGGGGGTAATGGAAGACACTATATCCGCTAATAAGACGCCGGGAATGTATAGCTTTGCCTTTTTTAGTATGAACTACCATGGTGAATTTAGTGAAGGAGTGTTTCAGACCATACAAGTAAAAGAAGGCCAAGTAGAGCAGAGCATCCAAGATATAGAAATAGCAGGCCTACATAATTCGGACGATCTAGAACTGTCAACAACAATTGGAAACAACACGGCCATATACATACAAGAATCAACGTTTTTCAAGATGTCTTGGGGCGTGAACACATTAGGTACGTCAATAAGCTTTTTAGGCCTGTATGGGATTTTAGGAGCAGGGCAGAGCATTAGGGCAAAGACTCCTTTAACAACAGCCAGCGAGCTTTTTTATCTGATGACTATACGGTCAGTAGACTTTAGCCCTGTCTCTGGGCTTGGAAGCTTATACAACTTTAAAGAATTTCCGACTCATGGAACTCCTTGGACCAGTGACTTTAATAGGCTGGACAGCAAAGTCTCAGATTCTAAATTTATAAGAGCGTGCTTTGAGGTTACAAGTACAGCTTCCGACCCCGTCAAAACAAACTCAAGGGAGATTCAGATTTCTATAAAAGACCTTTTAAACTTCACAGACTCAAACGGTGCTCAGCTAAATTATTTGTACGAGTACGGGCCTCCTAGGCATTTTGATGTCGTTGTAGAAATAATAAATAAAGCTAGAGGCAAAACATCAGCTTCTGCCGATGGGCTAGGCAGATATCCAACAACTGACCTTTCGACTGCTAGTGACGATACAGGAACGAATACAGGATGGGACAGGGTGACTATTAGCAACCCGAGGATACCTACTTTCCTTTTGAGGAAACCGGGAGACGCGGAAATAACAACAGGCAGCTTCAGTGCTTACAGTGCAAGCTCAAATGCATATACCGCTGCTAATGTAGACATAAACTCTGAAAAAGCTTTTGTAACACAAAACAACAAATTTTATTTATTACTACAAAACTATAGCGGAACGAAAGCTCCGGCTTCATCTGCTGGAGAAGGGTACTGGCTTGAAGTGGATTCAATCTGCGTTGCTACAGTTTCTAGGCCAGATAAGGGGATTCTAGCTATTAAGCCGAATAGGATCATATACTATTCCAGAG